ACACCAGAAGACTTTGACTATGACCCTAAGACATTCATCCCTGACAATGTGCCTGATGGAGAACCTGGAGACATAGCAGGCATGGAGGATGCACTGGCTACTGACAATCCAAGGCCATTGCATGTTAGAGCTAAGATCATGTTAGAAGCTATTGCCTGTGAGTTTGACCCATCTAGCCTATTGAATACAGCAGCCCAGCAGGAGTTAATGAAGTACTTCATGCTGTCCAAGATGGGCTACATCAGTGTGTTCACTCTCATGGAGAAGATGGGAATCATGAACTACACACCACCTAGTATTCAGGTGCCGCCTGATGAGATTAGTAGGCTGAAGCTACAGCAGGCGCTAGGGATAGGGATGATTGCCAATGCTCAAGGTAGGAAGTCTACGGATGCAGCACCACCCAGTATGGGTCAGAATGCTGATGGCCCCACGATAACTACCAGTTAGTCCGGCTCCATCTACCTACTGCCCAGTTTCGTCTGGGTTGTCTGGATTCACATCACCCTTCTTTCTTAGGTAGCTAACCTAATATCATTGGGTCTCCAGGTCATGGTTAACCTACCAGACTTGAGGTCTTCAGCAGATACACAGTACTGCGCCCAGTAAGTAGATGGATTAAAGTTTCTAGAGTAGCAAGCTCGTAGATTAACTTCACCGGCAGATATACTATAGCACAATATACAGGATAGTTACAACCACTTACTACCATTTTCAGCCAGATTATATAAAGTCCTTACAGGTCAATAGGATAGGTGTTGACTGTAATGATTACACTTGACACTCTATATCTAGATGGCCTTTGATCCCATGAACACAGCAGGTAACCCAGGTGATGCACAGGACATGGGTGCGCCTAGAGTGCAGGGTGCCACCAAACTCTTCATGAAAAAGAATCCTGGTAGCCCTGGGAAGTTAGGCAAGTCAAGTACCAAGGCCGAATCACTCAGTAAATTAAGAGGCAAAGGAGCACTTGCATGAAAGAGAAGGAAGGTAAAAAGAAAGAGCACATGGGTAAGAAGGAAGGCATGGGCAAACATGAATCCGGCTTCAGTGCTGGCCTTGGTAAACATGGCAAGGGTGGCATGAAGATGGAAGGCCCCCACGGTAAGTAATGACTCCTTCTCCTTCATCTTCGACTCCTCCGGGTGCTGCTCCTCTCCCTCCACTCCCAGACCTCTCTGGTGGTAGTAAGAGTGCTGGGGCTGCACCTGGGGGGAACATGGCATCCCTCATATCTGGACTGGCTCCAGTCAAGATGGAAGTGGATAATATCCTGATGTCATGTAAGAAGCTAGTACAAAGTGGTGCAATCCCTGGTGCAGAACAGCCATGCTCACAGATAGTAGCTCTTGCAACCTCCCTCTTACCTATGGCAGCACAACAGATGATGCAACCTGGTGGACAGGGACCACAGGCTGCTGGCCCTGGTCCAGTTGGTCCTCCTCCGGGTGGGCCGCAAGGTCCCGGTCCTGTGGGTGGAGTAGGTCAGTGAGTGTAATCATTACAGTCTGAGGACTTATGGATATCAAAGAACTAGAATCGTGGCTCACGGAAGGTCTTGATGAAGGTCAGAAGGCAGTAGTCATTGCTGCACTGAATAGAGACACAGTTAAGACTAAGGCAGCTACTCTTAAGGATCAGAAAGAGTTTGCTGCTATTGAGGCACAGCGTCAAGCACTTGAGGCTGAGTTGGCTGGCAGTGGAGCACAGCCTGGGTCCCGTGCATACCGTGAGTGGTATGACAAGAATTGGAAGACAGTAGATGCCAATGCAAAAGCTATCGCGGCATATGACAAAAAGCATGGTGATGGTGCTTTTGCTACTCTGTCTGCTTCTATCGATTCTGGCGGCACTCCTCCTGCAACTGGTACTGGCGCTGGTGGGGGCTTGAGTAAGGAGGATGTACTCAAGCTAGTCAGTGAACAGTTTCAGAATGTGCAGGCTCCCAACATCGCTAATGTGCTGAAGACTACAGGTAAGTTAGTCCAGAAGCATATGTATGCTAAGCGCACTAACCCCATTGATTTCGATGAGTTAGACAAGCTCATGGGTGATGCTCAGAAGGCTGGCCGTAACATGAGCATCGAGGATGCCTATGACCAGTGGGATAAGCCTGAGCGTGATAAGGTTGAAGCCACCAATCGTGAGAATGAGATCCAGAAGAGAGTCAAGGAAGAATTACAGAAGCGTGGTGCTTCCTCTAACTTCCCCGCTGGTGGAGACATGACTCCCAGCGCACTCTCTCAGCGGTCTAAGAGTGACATTGAAAAGTTTGACAAGACTGCTCTCCAGAGAGATCTGGCGAACACTTGGAACAATCCTGAATCTGTGCAATAGAGGACTCATAAGATGCCTGATATCGCAACGCAGTTGACAGTAACCACCCGGCGTTACATCGATACCAATCCTGAGTTGCGGGACTTGGTATTCAACCATGACCCCACCATGTCTCTCATTGGTGAGCAGTGTCATGAGGAGATCGGTGGGGGTCTCAACTGGAATGACAACATTGAGTATGACGTGCAGGATGGCGGACCCTACTCAATTGGTCAGGATCTCCCGGCAGATCAACGCCAGTTGGAGCAGGCTCTACAATTCCTGCCTAAGTTCAATGTGGTGATGATCCCCTTCTATAAGGAGCACATCAAGGTCTTCAACGTTGCTGGTGATCCACTGGCAGTTATCAATCTGGTGACTGAGCGTGTGGATGCTGCCTTCATTCAGATGGGTGCCCAGTCTGCTATCAAGCGATATCTGCAAGGCCAGTCTGCACAGTTTGTTAAGTTCCCTAATGGGCTACTTGAAGCATCCAGTGATGGCCTTAGCATTGGGTGGGACGGCAATACTTATCCCATGTATGGCACACTGACTCGCTCTCTGTATGGTGGTCGTATGTTGGCTCCAGCGCCTTACAACTTTGCTGGGGGGGCTATCTCGCTGCCTATCATGGAGCAGCTATACCAGTCAGTGAACTTTGGATCTGGCAAGTATGAGTGCAATGTCATCACGACTACACCTACTGGCTACGGTTTCATCCGCAACAACTACCAGACACAGCAGAGGTTCCAGAACACTACAGTGGGTAAGGCTGGATTCAGGGGGCTGGAGTACAACGGAGCAACTATCTATGCTTCTCGTTATGCTCCTGGTTCCTACCTAATGAACCCTGCTAATGGTGCAGCCACAGTCAATCCCAACACTGCTGGTAACAACAATGGGACTAATGATCGTGTAGCTCTCCGCATGTTCAACTATGCCTCTGGTCAGAATGTGAATGGCCCGCCTGCTAATAGCCCAGTAGCTTACCCCGCCTCCTTTGTAATGTGGGGCAATGGCTCTGGTGGCGCTGGTGTGGGTGTCGGCCCTGCTGGTGGTACAGCATTTGGTGAGACTATCTGGTTTGAGAACATCCGCAAGCCTATGGTTAAGTACCGCACCAGTAAGTCTAAGCCCTTCGATGGCAGCTTAGATGATGACGGATTCATCCCGAGTGCAGGTAATACCAAGCTGGTTGGTAAGGTGCTACTGGCAGAGAACTGGAGTATCCTGCCTGGGTACGTGACATACGGCTTTAACTTCCAAGGATAAGTGTAATGATTACACTTTAGGAGACAAGATATGCAAATCTATGATCGCATAACAAATCCATACATGTACAATGGGACGCCGGACAAGACTAACACTCCGTCTCCTTATCTTGCTCCTGGGGAGCTTGGCTGTTCCTTCTCAGATCAGAATACGGGTGGGGTATATGTCCGGGTGCAGGTTGACTCTGGTGCTACCAGTACCAGTGGTATTGGCCATAGCCCTCTGGCTGGTGAGTTAGCCTACTGGAAGAACGCTGCCCCTGGAGTTGCCATCGTCACTAATGATAAGTTCCAGTGTGACCTTGGAGCCACTGCTGCGCCTAACCGCATTGCTGGTGTCTTCCAATTGGCTCCGACTGTGACCCCCGGAGTCAATGGGCCAGATGGCAATCCCCAGATGTATATGACTGACTTAGTCATCCAGAAGCGTAATACCCCAGTACTCTGTAGCTCTACTCCTACTGCTGGAGAGTTCTTGACAGGCAATACTGCTGCTAACACAGCTAATACAGTAGCCAATGCTGTTGGCACAGCAGCCCCCACCACTCTAGTAGGTGTGGCTACTGGCGTTGCTAATACTGGCACAGCTAACTCCTTCTTCTGCGATGTCAATGTCGGATTCCAGGACTAAGGGTGATTGAATGGCACAACTAGTTCAGACCAATAAAGTAAGACGGCATGTCATAGGGGATCTGGCATTCCGTCGATACAGCGTGGTGGGCAGTGGCACTACTGGGGATACTCTCGTGGTGCCCCAAACAGACATTGAGATTGTTCTCATCAGTCCCACTACCTCTGTATCAGTAGGTGTCACTACATCTCCAGGGCCTACTAGCACAACGACTACCCTCACCTTCACAATAGTAGGGGCTTGGACTGCTGTAGTAGTTGTGATATCTAGGGTTGGTTAATGGCTAAGTTGTCAGCAAAGGAACGTAATAGCTTACCTGCTAGTTCCTTTGCTGGCCCTGACCGTAGCTACCCGGTACAGGATAAGAGCCATGCTAGGAATGCAAAGGCCAGAGCCAGTGAGATGGAGCACAAAGGTAAGCTCTCGATGGCTGCTGAGAAGAAGATAGATGCCAAGGCTGATAGGAAACTTGGTATGAAGAAATAAGGAATCTATTGTGTGTGTTAAAGCTAGGGACCCATGGATGACTTCAACACACTATCGAATAGACTCCTTCTAAGATGCCCTGCCGCTGGTATCAACCTCTGTCAACAGTTTGTTAATGATAGCTGGCAGACTCTACAGGCTAGGCGTGAGTGGAGTTTCCGCCGTAAGTACAACACCTTTGCACCACCTACTCAATACAGCACAGGGATGGCTAGCACTAATGTAAGTGCTGGCAATCCAACACTCATCACTGGCATTAATACTGTCTGGACCCCGCAAATGATAGGGACCCAGATCAGAGTGGGAGGGCTACTTTATCCCTTTTATACAATCATTGGTTGGCTATCCCCCACTCAGTTACTCATAGATCAGCCTTGGAATGGTCCTGATGTTACAGGCCAGTCATACCAGATACTACAGTGCTTCTATCCTACGCCCCCTGACTTCGGATACATGTATGCTGTGGTGTCTATCAAGGACTCTTATAGGTTGTGGATCAATCTTACTGAGAACGATCTTGCTATACTAGATCCACAAAGGACTAACTTTGGACAAACATATGCAGCCGTCTACAGAGGATACTCGAACAATTATGGAGGTCTTGTTGGATCAACGCTCTCAGTTACTAGCCCTACAGATCCTGCACCAATCTCTACGACAACGCTTGGATACTCTTTCCCTGCGAATGCTACCTACATCATTCAAGTAGTAACTGGCGGTGCAGTGGGCACAGCTACATTCAAATGGATGCGGTCAGGTCAGACTGCCTTCTCTCTCCAGCAGCCTACTACATCTTATCCCTATGATTTATCTGATGGGGTCCAAGTCTACTGGCCTACTGCCAACTATGTGTCAGGTGACTTGTTTGTTATTAACTGTACCTCACAGGTAAGTCAAGGATCTATCCTCTATGAGCTATGGCCTACTCCATCTTATAGTGGCTATCTCTATCCATACATCTATGTGGCTAGAGAGTATGCACTCACTACACAGCAGCCTGCTCTGCCGCCGCTGATAGCTAATAGGGGTGAAGTGATACTAGAGGGTGCGCTACAAAAGTGTGCAGAGTTCCCTGGCCAAGACTCAGAGCACCTTAATCCTTATCATGATCTTAAGCAGGCGATGTACCACGCGAAAAGACTAGAGGATATGATGGTGGATCTCATGCGGAATGATGAAGAGGTTGGTGTGTCCCTCATAGACTATGAGATCTATCCTTACGCTCCCGCCCCGTGGCAGACGGGAGAATGGCAACAGACACATAGTCCGTTTCTTTTAGGATGATTAATCGGGCCCTAGAGATGATACCTACTATATGGTTGGCTAAGTTTACGATGGGTTTGGGAGTACTAGCAATAATGATAAACCTAGCCCAGGTGGTCGTTCCCCCATCTGGTGCGCCAAATGTTCCTGACAGTATAGGACATCTAGGATTAGATGGTATCTTATCGGTGGCTGTGCTTGCTCTATGGCGTAAGGTCAATGAGAAAGATAAGTTGGTGATGGATAACTATAAGGCTATGTCTGATAGCCTTGCCACTAATAAGTTGCTATCTGATGAGATGCTAAAGACTCTGCGAACCATGCAAGACACTCTGTCAGAGGAGATGCTTAGGACTATGAAGTCCATGCAAGACACTCTGGGCAGGATGGATAATGTAAGATCGGTAATGGGTCCTAAGTAGGATGATTCATGGAAGAGACACAACCATCATTACCGCCGAATACTACATCTCAGCAGGACATGGTTACTGCTGGCCAGCGCCGGGTTAACTTAATCTGGGAAGTAACACAGGCGCTAATAGCTGTCACTGTTGTTGTTAGCACAATGGGGGCATCTATATGGGGATTCGTAAGTAAGTATACTGAGCAGGTTCCTACAGTATTTAGTCTGGCTTTTGGAACTGTCGTTGGCTTCTACTTTGGTAGGACCAATCACGAGAAAACTGGTGGGGTAGGTGCAAGACCACAAGATCACAGATAGGAGACGATATGCAATTGATTCTTTTGGTGTTCGGGTTTGTGCTCGTGTTAGTTGGAGCAATCATTCCACCTCCGACTGAACCGTGGCGCTGGAGGCTGTGCTGGATTGGAGTGGCCTGCGTAATCCTAGCTGAGATACTAGGTAGGGTGGGTCCTCTGATAAGATAAAGTGTAATCATTACACTAAAGGAGAATGTAATGGCTGATAAAGCAAAGACGATTGAAGGCCCTGCTGGATATAACGGCAAGAGTGGCCCTAGCTCTAATGACCTTAAGCTCCCTATTAAGAACTATCCGGGGAGTGACAAGCTGCCTTGGGGCAAGGGAACTACCATCGATGGCCCATGCAAAGACAAAGCTGGATACCATAAGTAGGCTGCGGTGTGCCCTATCAACAGACGACTCTCGCGCAGTTCATTACCCAGATCAGCATCGTACTTGATGATGTTAATCAGGTGTACTGGACTGCGCCCGAGATCACCTATGCTACTCAGGAAGCACTGAGAGTATGGGGGGCACTTACTAACTTCTGGAGATCCAGAGGTACATTCAATTTAACTCCCTCTGACCCCTACCCCTTCTATGATCTGAGTGTTAAGTTACCTGCGTTACGCCCCCGCACTTGGACTCTGAATCAACTTACTCAAGAGATACAGTATGCTCTGCTAGAGAATCCTAGTGGTATTGGTGGGGCTGGGATGAGTGGTCAGATCTCTGTCACCACCATACTCAACGCCATACAGGATGCACGTAATAGATTCGTACTGGATGTCCACTTCCCTGTCTCAGTGGTAGAAGGCTTTGGCCTGCCTCCATCACCAGGAGGTATGGTAACGTTCGATCAGGGTACTGTCTTTGTTCACAAGGCATCATGGCAGGACATAGAAGGTGGTAACAATCCTGGAGTGTGGGCTAACCTCTGGCGAGAGGATGCCTGGAGTTCTGATAAGTATAATCCCCTGTGGACACTAGATCCTGGGATGCCACAGTCATACTCTGAGGCAGAGAACGCCCCTCTACAGTTACAGTTAATCCCGCCACCTATTAATAAAGGGGCGCTGGAGGCTCTTGCTGTTAACTCCCTAGTCATGAGTTTGGGCACATCAACTACTCTACTGGAGGTTCCAGATGAGTGGGTGCCCGCCATTAAGT